AATGGTTCGCGGACCATCAAAGTCATACACAACTACATCAACACCAGACTGAACCAAAGTTTTAAATTCCGAAAATGATTCGGTGTCTTTCATTAAATCATAATATTCTGGGACATAAATTTTTTTTCGTGATTCTACATAATCCATCGGCGGTCCATCTCCAAAGAGAGCACAAAATACTCGTTTACCACTACTGTTAGGATAGCGCCGCTTTCCTTTTGTTTGTTTTTTCCACCAAGCCATTTGTTTTTTTCTATCACACCCTTCTATTAACTTTCCACTTTGCCAATAATTCTCAAAACAGTAAAACCCCTTATACCCTCCTTCAATAGGGCTCATAGGACTGAAATCGCGGCGTTTTGTTGATGTTTTACCCTGTGCTGAAGTTACATCTAGAAGTACAACCCCTTCCGGACGGGCCGCCCAAGATCCTCGCATTTTCTTTGATGCTACATATACTTTTCCAATAGACATTTAATGGAAATATATATTACTGATATAAATACAGATATATGGGTTTTAATCAAATTTAATAATTTGTAAATATCATTATACCTGTGCTACAATATTTGTTATTTGGGATTTATGAGTAGAGTTTTTACGAATAATGATACTTTTTGGATTAGTTCGCCGCCCCTCATTCAAGCGTATTTTAAATGAAATACTACCATTTGATATTTTGGGTTTTTGGCAATTTAAAAAGGGATATTTTTTGTATAAATTTTTTATTGATAATTCCTTTTTCTTAGCCTCAATCATTATATCAATATGCGTATTATATAGTAATGGTATTTCAAGTAAATATTTAGGAATGTCCTCAATAAAATCGGAATGTTTACCTACACGCCCCCCACAACATTGTTCAGAAACATGAAATTTAGGTTTAATACCTCTCCTCGCCCAAGTTTCTAAAACGGCTGGGATATATTCTTTGGCAGGTTTAAACGTTTCATTTACATGAGTAGTCAATAATTTATAGCAGTCAAAATGATGCGTATCCATAACAACTGGTATATTTATTCTACTAGAAATATCCATACAGTCTTCTATAGAGAAGATACGTTCACAATTTTCAATAACTAATCTTTTACGAACTCGTTCAGGTAGTCTATAAAAATTGGCACACCACCGCTGCTTTGTTAATTCTTTGTCGCCATATAATCCTCCTCCGTGTACGACCATAACTGAATCTTTACCCATCCCCATAATATCTAATAATTCTGCTTGGTAATCTAAATTACGCACAGTTTGTTGAAATTTGTCCTCAGAAGGCGTCCCAACTACATTATATTGTCCTGGGTGCATTGTAATTCGTTGATTATATGATTTGGCCAAATCACCAATATCTTTAAGCAAATCTTTAGCAAACTCAAACCCATAATCCTCTATACTTTGATTGGTTTTATGGGGAAATATATTGCTGGATATTCTAAAAACTTTTATTCCATTTTTCTCATTCCACTCAACCATTTTTTTTAAATCAATTAAATTAAGAATGACACGTCTCTTTAATTCATCTATCCCAAGTTTTTTAATTATACGAAGAATCATAGTTCTGGATGAATAAATCGGGGGGTCATGTTCTTTAAGAGTTATATTCATACAGCATAATCCTAATTGGATTGGTTTATGTATACTCATTGGGAACTTGTCTACTAAGAAGGTTTTTGAAAAATATCAAATTTATAATATGCGCTTTAACCCGTTTCCGATTTTAAAATTTACCTCATATATGGTTACAAATAATATTACCATCGTGTAAATTTATGTATCCCCAATGAGAATTAGGTTCATGACTATCCCCAATTGTAATCATTATATAAACCTAAAATTTAATTTGATAACTATATATATGGATTCTCGTAAGTTTACGGAAAAAGACATCAAACATGATACACCCAATATATATTACATTAATTTATTACATAGAAAAGACAGGCAGGAGTTGCTACTTAAAGACTTAAAAGATATTGACTATGAAGATAACCGAATACATCGGGTAGATGCTGTAAAAACTAAATTTGGTGTAATTGGATGTTTGAGTTCACATATACAGGCATTGAAAAAAGGATTAAATGAACAGTATAATTGTGACTATATCATAATTTTAGAAGATGACTTTTGTATAAAAAATAAAGATGTATCAAAAAAATATTTAAACAAAATTTTTACTGAGAAAGATGATTGGAATGTAATACTTTTAAGTATGAGCGGCACCTTCTGGCGGAATGAAAAGTTATTTTTACAAAAAGTTAATAGTTCTCAGACGACATCGGGGTATATAATAAAAAAAACATATATTCCAATATTACTGAAATTATGGGAACCACTATATTATAAGACGAAAGATTTAAATAATGCCCCCCCCCACGGGTTGTGTTTGGACATATATTGGAAACAATTACAGCATGATAAATGGTTTACTACAGTCCCTATATTAGGATATCAACGTGAGTCTTATAGCGACATAGAGGGGGTAGTCAAGAACTATGGAGTTTAATGTCCTCCTTTGTCTAAAGATAAATTTTCACAAATAATTCATCTACTTTCATTGGTCTCTTTTAGACATTAATGATCCTAAATTTATTTCCATCAATTCAATCTTTTAATTGGACCGCTTTTAAAATACAGAAGGACGACGGTGAATCATTTAATATGTTTGCAAACTTAATTACCGGGAAGCGCAGTCTGTATTTTGGAATAATTGATACATGAGTCATATAATAAACCGCAATTTTAAAGACTCTAAGAGTATTACCAATGATATGAAAACACTTTGTGAATTATGGATGTATAAGTAAATACAAAATTTATTTAAAGTTATGTTGGGTTAAATAACTATGGAATTATTAATAGATAATAGAGAGTCTATAAAAGACCGTATACATAAAGAAACGCCCGATATAAACATACAATTCGCTAATTTATCATTGGGTGACTATCTATTTAAGTTAAACGATGAGGATATAGTTGTCATTGAACGGAAAACAATTGCTGACTATGCCGCTTCCATCCGGGATGGTCGCCATCGCGAACAAAAGGCGCGCCTATTATCTAACTTTGCTATCCATAAAATTATATATCTTGTGGAGGGCGATATATCCAAAAATAACTCTTCTTATAAATATAATAAGGTTTCAAAGGAAACTATTGTGTCTTCTATAGTAAATACAATGCTACGAGATAATATTCATGTATTTCACACAAAAGATACGAATGAAACTATATTTTTTTTACAAACCCTATATAAAAAAATAGCTAAGCAAGGAAAGGGGTTCATGAAAAAGACGTATTCATACGAAGATACCTTATGTCAAACAGCAGTTGTAAAAAAAAATAGCAATATTTCAAAGTCGGTTTGTCAATTAATGATGTTTAATAATATCCCGGATGTTTCGTTGGTAACGGCAAAACGTTTGTTAAACCACTTTAAAACAATGGCAGGGTGTATAGGAGTTTTATCGGAACTGGACGAAAATGAACGACTTGAGTTTTTAAGAAGTATACCGGTTAGTGATGGAAAAAAATTTAGAAAACTTTCAAAAAAAAGTTGTAATAATATTTTAGATTTTTTATTGGATTAATTTATTGACTAATCACCACTTAAACCAATTAATAGCTGGATGTGTAGGTCCTGTATTTAGCGGTTTTTCCAGATATTTATTATCAGAATAACTTAGTAAGATTGCCCTAATATCTTCTGTTGCCATTTTAGTATCATGGACTTCTGTTTGGACGGTGTAGATATCGGCGTCAATTTTATTAAGTTTCGTATTTACTTCTAAATCCATATCACCCAGATTGCTTTGTATATTAGTGATTATATGATTTGAATCTTTGAAACTTTCCAGCATTATATTGTTCATTCTATCGAGTTTTGTATTAATAGCATTTATATTGTGTTTATTCGTTTGTATAACTCCATATATACTGGATGTATATCCAGTTATTCCAAAATATCCCAAAATACAGGCGGCTGATCCAACAATTAATTTAGCAAACATAGTAAATGATTTCTTAATTAATTTCATTAAATTAAGAAATAATCAAATTTATCAAATTTATTTCAGGGCGAGGGTGAAATTCCAACCCACTTAAATGCTCTTATACATTGTAAAACTTTTCAAGGACGCATCGTTATAAAACATAAAATATAATATCATATATATTAATGAAAAAAATTTTATGGATAAGTGATTATAGTTTTTCAGGGTACACTTTAGTTACACAATGTCTTTTAGGTCATATTAGAGACAATTATGAAGTCTTCTTACTAGTTATTAATGTGAACCAGGAAAGAGACACAATAATAAAACGGGTGAATAAAGATTTAGGGTTAGACAAAGAGCATATTTTTAGTGCAGATAAAGTTATGGGTAAAATAGATAATTTTAGTTTTAATATATTAACAGGGATATTTGATATCCCTAATATTTTAAAAGAGGTTAACCCAGATTTAATATTCTCGTTAAATGACTATCATATATTGACTGCCCAAATTAAATGTATTAATAGTTGTTCTTTTTGGAAAGGAATAACTGTCGCCTATATTCCTATTGACGCAGAGAATTACCCTGAACATTTTTTTAAGGAATTACATAATTTCAATCACGTTATTACTATGAACAATGCTTCTAAAAAAATTTTATTAGAATCAAAATTTTATGGTCATATATATGTTCTTAATCATCCTATAAAAGAGACGTTTTTTGAAATAAAGGATAAATCTTCATTAAGAAATATGTTTGGGGATAAAATTAATGCTAATAGTATATTAATTTTCAATGCGAATACTAATAGTGATAGAAAGCGTTTAGATTTAACTATTGAAAGTTTTTATATGTTGTATAAAAAATATACTGACAATATTCAAATTCAAACAAAAAATGTTTTTCTTGTTCTTAAAACTTCTGGAGGATATTTTGATATAGAATGTATTATAAATACTCTGGACATTAAATACGATATAATTTTAAAAAAAAATATAATATTCGTAACTAATAAATTCTCATATGAAGACTTGAACCGGTTTTATAATTGTGCTGATTTATACATTACTACTACATCGGGAGAAGGTTGGGGTTTAACGGCATTTGAATTCTTAAAACTAAATATTTATACTTTAGTCCCAAGTAGTATTTCATATATAGAGTTTTTTAATAAGGAGCTTTTATATGATACATGTTTAACGCCATTGCGTGAAGGGCGAACATTAGAAAAACCTTATGGAAATGTTGTATGGTGTATTCTGAAAGGTTATAAATCTGGCGATTTTAGTATCACGCGGGATGAATATATAAGCATCGAGGATCAATCACCCCATATACAAAAATATATAATATCGCCAAACACTAATTTTCCGTCATTTACTAGTGTTATTAATAACTTAAGAGAATTAAGTAATAGTAATATGCTTCCTAATAAATTTATGATATTTCTTGAAATAAATGATACGAATAAACATACATTTTATAATAACATTATGGTCGAGTTATATAATTATGATCTAGATAACTTAAAACTTTTTGCCCAACGATATAATATCCAATGTGTAAATCACGATGGAATGGATTCGTTAATTGTTCAAGTAAAAATACCTATTTTAGATGACTTAGTTGATAAGATGATTTATTATATAACGAATAAAGAACAATGTGATGAAGATGTCAAAGTATATAGTGCTAATATTTTAAAAGATCTTAGTAATAAAAAAATTGGCAAAGTATTTAAAAATATTTTACAAGACATTATAATGGAATAAATTAAGTCTATGCGTTATACAATTATACTTTATAACCATTTATATAATATATTTTATGAATAAAGTTGTTTCTAAACCTACTATATCACCAAAGGCTAATATAAAAAATTTTTTGAGAGACGAAAATTTTTTAAAAAGAGATTACAGTCCCACATCTTATTCTTTAAGTTCATCAATGTCAGGGTCAGTTTCAAGGTCGGTATCGAGGTCAATGGACATGGGGGGGGGTAGTGACAGTGAAAAATCACCAAGAATTCCCCAGACTTTAGGGGAAATTCTACTAGATAAGTGGGTCACTACTGTTGGGGGGTAATTTAGAACCGACAGAGACCCTAAGTACATATGCTTCTTACGAAACTTACTTAATTGATAAACTGATAGATCATCAAGACTATATAGAAAAACTAAACAAAAAATTAACAACGAAGAAAAAAATGACACTGATTCTGGCTAAATTATCTGAATTAAATTATGAGTTAGATGGGTCGAATTTTATTAAATTAACTGCGGTATAATATTGCGTTTAATAACTGTTTATATAACATCAATTATGAATAAATTGTATCAACACGCCCACATAACTATAAATAAGGTTGCTATTAAACCGAGGATATCACCAAGGAATAATATTAAAAATTTTTTGGAAGAAAATGACTTAAAAAACACACAACCTCTATATACTCACTATTATTCTTTAAGCACGTCTTCGTCACCAATTATGTCTTTAAGCTCGTCCCCATCCCCAATGATGTCTTTAAGCACGTCCCCATCCCCAAATGTAAAATCATCAGGAATTCCATGGAAACTTAATTTAGAAGAATATCCCGTGTCAAATAATAGAAACTGTGGTGGTAATATAATATCAAGTGATTCGTCAAATACATACGCCTCTTACGAAACTTACTTAATTGATAAACTGATAGATCATCAAGACTATATAGAAAAACTAAACAAAAAATTGACAACGAAGAAAAAAAAAATGACACTGATTCTGGCTAAATTATCTGAATTAAAGAAGGAATATTATTAACCAAATCTAAGAAATCTTATACTATTAGTAAATCTATTACAATCTTACCGCATAATTCGGAATAATATTCTTTGTACTTTAAGGGGTAATATATCGTAATATACTCCCATGTATAATATTTATTTTAAGATAAGTATCTTAATATAATTATATGACTACTATTAATCATGAAGTTAGAATTGCCTCTATAGGTAATGTAGATTCGGGTAAAAGCACTACTATAAGTGTATTATCTAAAAATATAATGGATAATGGAAAGGGTGACGCACGTAAAAATTTATTAAAACATCCCCACGAAAAAACTTCTGGACGAACATCTAGTATTTCACATTCTTTTATAAGAAGAGCAAAAGATATATTTACATTTATAGATTTGGCAGGACACGAGAAATACTTAAAAACAACAGTATCAGGACTGAATGGATATTTTATAGATTATGGAATGGTCGTAATTGGTGCCGATAGAGGTATCATTGGTATGACAAAGGAGCATCTTATTGTCGCGCTTTCATTAGAAATACCATTATTTATAGTCATTACAAAAATAGACGTTGCTGTACAAAAAAAATTAAACAATATAGAGAAACGTCTTAAAATGATATTTAATAATAAATTTGCCGGTAAAAAAAATATTGAGTTTATCGACGAATCCAATATTGAAACCTTTGTAAAAACATATGATCCCTGGAGTAATATAATGCCGGTATTTAAGATATCTAATGTTACTGGTCATAATTTGGATGTTTTTAAGAAGTTTGTATATAATTTAAAACCTATTAAGAAAAGAGGTAGGGGGGATGACCCTGATACTAAATTTGTTATTGATACGCGGTTTAAACTTGGTGGTATAGGATTGGTTGTCACTGGAACTGCTCGCCAAGGAACTTTTGTTAAAGATAAACTATACTATTTGGGACCATTTGGTAAAGAATATAAGCGGATAACTATACGGTCAATGCATAATAATTTTAAAGAGGATATTAATACTCTTACTGCTGGCGAGGGTGGATGTTTCAATATAAAATTTATTAATCCGAAAGACAAAGTAGATATTGACAGGATACGAAAGGGACATATTGTAATTTCAAAACCATCATGTGCCATAAAATTTGAAGCAAAAATAAAAATATTACATCACCCAACCACTATAAAAAATAACTACGAACCTACTATACACTGTGGTATTGTAAGACAGGTTGCTAAAATTTATGATATGGATAAACCGTTAATGCGAACGGGCGATGAAGCAACTGCCAAGTTTATGTTTAAGTATAGGCCCGAATATATAGAGGTTGGTAGTAAAATAACCTTTCGGGAGGGGCGAACTAAAGGCGTCGGGACTGTTACAAAAGTTATAACTATTAATTAAATTTTAATAAATTTGATATTAAATAATTCCGGACTAATATTAAATAGTACATATGAGTGTAAATATTAAAATTATATTGAAATTTTATAGTGACCCCACAACTCATACATTAGAAACTATAGCTATAAATACTTCTGAAATACCTAAACCATTTATAAAATGGGTTGGGGGAAAAAGTCAAATTATAAAAGAAATTATAAAAACCTTTCCTTCTGCTCCAATTAAAATAAATAATTATCGTGAAATATTTTTAGGTGGCGGGAGTGTATTATTTGCCGTATTGTATTTAATTAAGGAAAATAAGGTAATTGTTGAAGGCAAACTATACGCATGTGATTTTAACCCAATACTTATTCAAGTTTATAAAGATGTTCAGAAAAATAAGGATAAATTATTTGCGTGTATACAAGAATATATTAATAGTTACAAAGATTTACCTATTTTAGAAAATTCTAACCGTAAACCAAAAACTTTAGATGAGGCAAAAACTTCAAAAGAAAGTTATTATTATTGGTTACGAACACAATTCAACCAATTGCAAAATAATCATATCAAAAAATCGGCATTGTTTATATTTTTAAATAAAACTTGTTTCAGAGGTGTTTACCGAGAAGGTCCTCATGGATTTAATGTTCCTTACGGTCATTATAAAAAAACCCCAACTATTATTACAAAAGAAACATTAGATTGTATAAGTAATTTAATTAAAGATGTAGAATTTACGTGTTGCGATTTTAGAGATAGTATTAATAATGCTCAACCTGGTGATTTTATGTATCTTGACCCCCCGTATGCCCCTATAAATGAAACATCATTTGTGGGATATAATAAAAAAGGGTTTGGTCTTCAAGACCATAAAGATTTATTTGCTCTAATTAATAATTTAACTGATAAACAAGTACGAGTATGCGTAAGTAATGCTAAAGTACCATTAGTAATGGATAGTTTTGATAAACAAAAATACACTATAAAAGAATTAGAATGTAGGAGGGCAATTCATTCTAAAAACCCAGGAGCAAAAGCAGTTGAGGTAATTATCACTAACTACTTATAACAATATTGATAGTAACCTATATTTACTATATCTAACATTTTCTCATAATTATTCCATTTAAATTTATGAATGTGAATGATTTTTTTTTTGTCCCTGTAGATGAATAAACAGATTATTTTCTTCTTATCTCCTACCTTTTTATATACTTCTCTAAATGGATAATATAATTGTCTAATATTAAAGTCGTCACATTCGACGGATTTGGCCTCCACAATACAAACATAATTATCGGTTTCATAGCATCCATCAGTTTCATATTGAGAACCGGTTATTTTTACCTGATTCGAACTAATAAGCGTATCAAAACTACATCGGTGCCGCCCCCCTAATAGAGGTCCATATTTAATTTTTTCCCCAATAATATGATCGAGAGTATTATTATAATACAGTTTATCTAACATACTTGTCTCGCTATCACCTATATCCAATAGCAGACTATTACTCGTATTATGAATAATATTTGGAACAGAATAATATTTATTTAATGGTATATATATATTTTCTTTAATTAAAGCGTAGGTCCCATTTTTTACAGAAAATATACAAATATTATTTTCTTTAAAAATTTCAGGTCGTGAACGACTGCTATCCATTTTACATAATAGTCTAGGTTCAAACTGGTTTTTTCTACCAGTCCATGTTTTTTTACTATCTTTAATCTGGGTCGAGGTTACGAATGATATCTCATTATTAATAATATCTATTTTATTAAATTGAATAATATGTTGCCAAATCTTATTATTATTTTTGTCCTTAACCGGTTTTTTTCCTTGTAATATTTTGTTGGCGCTCGTAATTTCTCCAGAATTAATCATTTTAATAACACATATTTTAATATTTTTGTCCTTAACCGGTTTTTTTCCTTGTAATATTTTGTTAACGCTCGTAATTTCTCCAGAATTAATCATTTTAATAAAACATATTTTAATAACAGATATTGTATATGTTATTAAAATCAAATTTACCATTTTACCAATTAACTATTAAATATACAATCTAACGTTACATTCCAAGTATTTTTACTATGAACATTTCGCATATACCATTCATGACAGTTCTTTGACATTTCAGTCCATTTAAGTTTACTAATACTATCAATTTTTTGCTTTAACTCGGTCGGGTTTTGAGCGGTTATATAATGAACATTTTCAATAGGGGGATCATCGTATGATTTAATAGAGACTTCAGGAGTAACAATCGGCACGGTCCCCATTGACATTAATTCGACGTCTCTGTGGCACTTACTTCCATACCCCCTTAGACATAATCCAAAACGTGCCGAGCGGATTTTCAGTAAATACTCTTTATGGGTAAATTTATGTTTAGCACCTTTTGTGCAATGAAATTCTTCTATAACATCATTCCAATTTGTATTGTTTCTAAATTTTTCTTGAACTGAATTTTCAAAATTGCCTATAAATATTGACTCACATGCCCGCTCTTCAAAAGTTAATATACCATTATCTTTTAATATTTTTTCCAAAACCATTGGTTTTCTTGGCCAGAAAATCCATGGAACAACTCTCGTATTATTGTTTTTTATAATATTTCCTTCCTCCTCCATAGAACCATTTCCTAATAAAAGTAATTGACTACTTTTAGCTGTATTATCATACCACTCCAATGTCGGGCGATCATATAATAATATATAGGGTGTTAACCATATGTGTCCGATATTTTCAGTTGGAATTACGTCAACATCTTTATTATTATAATGTATAAGTATTAATAATTCCCTATAACTATCATTTGTATGTCTCCATATCCCCCCTAAAGGTTGTTTGGGAGTTCTGATGACCCATTTATTATTAACAATTCTATCTATTATAAGCAATATTTTATACATTTTCGCGTGTTGTAAATGTTTAATAATATGACTATTAAATGTGTTAAAACGTTTATCTAAAAAATGTGTATGAATAAATTTTAAAGGTTTATTTTTATAATACAACTTATCATTAGGACGCGATGTTATATGCTTGCCAATTTGTTCCGAACTTTCAGTGGATAAATAATATCGCCAACATTGGAGATTATAATTTTCACCAAATTCAAAATAACTAAATTCTTTTACCAAATCTTCAATAGATGCTTGTTCAAAATATCTTGATGTTTCGGTATACTTAATCCATTTATCTAGAACTAATTTATCCCGAGTCCAAATAGCTCCAGCATTGTAATATCCTGTTTTTTTGACATGATAATCCGTAATAAATTGCGGAGAAACTCCTAAATCTTTAGAAGTATCAATGTCATTAATTTTACCTAATAAAACTATATCGGAATCTAAAAAAAGTATATCTTTATTTTCCAAAAGAGCATTTGACATAATACGGCATTTATTATTCCAAAATTCTTTAGCAATACCCATCTGTTCCATCTGCGCCCGGTTAAGTCCAGTGTATTTATCCAACTCAATAAACCATTTAATTTTTAGATTTAATTTTGGGGTAAAACTATTTATGGCGTCGTGTGTTTTTGTATCTACCATTAAGTAGACTTTCGCCCCTGGGTGATAAATTGAAATACTTAATAAAAGACCAAAAAGTTCATGATGACAAGTAAAGGTTGAAATTGAACAAAATGCCGAAGGTTCCATTATTAATAAGGGTTTTTCTTTCTGTTCCTGCGTCCAATGTTTGTTTATATAAAATAACAAGTGACTAAAATTATGTTTAAAGTGAAAATAACCACTATAATCTATTCCATATAAACGGTATGATATATTATTTAAGTCGTATGTAATATCTGTATCTCGTTTTATATCACCATGAGTTATAATATTATTAAATAGTTCCTTATGAATTTCATTTATAGCTTTTGTATAAACAGTTGGTCCAGTCATTTTATGAATATCATTAGGATAACTGTTATTTTTTATGTTGGTACAAATTAATTCAATCGTTTTTTTTAGTATAGGATGTTTTTTTGAAAATATTAACGCCCACTGAACATATATATTAGGATTTCCTTCTGCCGTTATAATTGCTTGGTCCGTGTCTTTAATTAATTCATCTAAAGGTTTTTCAATACTGGAATCCATATCTAAATATATACCTCCATATTTATATACAACCAAATATCTCCAAAAATCAACTTTTGCTACAATAATATTTAGTTTGTTATAACATTCAGCTATTTCTCCATTAAAATGTTCATTTACAAAATCATCCATATCTTTATCATCATATAGATGATAAGTATATTCAGGATTCAATTGTTTAAAATTATTTATTTTTTTTTGTACCGATGGATGTAATTTTTTTGTATGCCAAGACTGAAATATATTTTTTTCTATCATTGCTATATTTAAGTATATTTTTTTTAAGTAAAAAATTTGATAATAATTATAGTTTTATAACTATTTACATATATTATAATGCCGAATAAACTGACCGCGGAACAGAAAGAATTTCTTAATAATATAGGAGGTATTAAAAACCTAAAGCCTTTAACGGAACCTTTGCGGATACTGGGTCTGTCTCTATTTGGCACGCAGAAAAAATTAACAGATGCATTGCTATTTGAAGCGGATGTCAGATTGGAATTACGTAAACGCTCGCAGGAGTTGAGAATCAAATATATTAAATCGGAGGCAGATAAGCGGGCAAAAAAATATAAACAGGAGCAGCGTACGCGTGGTGAAAGGCAAGCGGTTGATTTGGCTATTAGTTGTGCGAGAGCTTCGTTAATATATATCACAGGGGTTATTAATGACATGAATTTATTTATTAGTACTTTAGAACCAACAAATAATGCTAAGACTGCTGCGATAATGACAGCTTATACGGCACACGCATATGTAGATATGATTGTTTCGGAATTAGAATCTAGTTTAGATGAGAATTGGATGAACAGATGTTATATGAAGTTACATACCGGTAATATTTTCAATAATGCACTAAAAGTTTATAGCGCTTATCCCAAAGATATGGATAGAACATACTTCAACATAAGTTGCGTCCCTAAAGCGATGAGATGGTCCGGTGAGGAGGTAGATGCATTTAATCCCCAAACTGTTTTAGAATACATAACTCCTGAAGGTATCTCAACTTTCGGAGCGCAAGTCCTCGGCGCCTACAAGTGTAAATTAATTACCAAATGGAATAAACGGTGTGGATTTTTACCAAACCGATGGGTAATTAGTAAGTATAATACTTATGGT